AGATCGGCGTCATCGTATCCTCTGATCAGGTTGATCGGAGCGGTTCCGAAGTAGACCACGTTCTCCTCGGCCTGCTTGGTGCTCTTTACCTGGGAGGCAGTACGCTCGCCGTATGCTCCATGTTTGTATCCCATGGTGTTGTCCTCCTTGTCTTAGTTTAATAGGTTGCGGATGGTCTCCGATTTCTTATACGGAACGCCGCAAACAACTGAAAAAGATATCCAGCCGCACCAGTATGGGTAGTAGTCCCAGACCACGCCGTCCTCACTAAAAGGCCCGTAGGTGATCGGTTCCATGTTATCGACGCGAACACCGGCGAAAAGCTCGGCGCTCTCGAGTTCCCTCAGTGCGATGTCCTGGAAGTTGTAGAGATCTTTCCATCCGTCGCTGTTGCGGTTGTAGGTTTCCCCCTCCTGGTTGGTCTCGTATTTGTAGCCGCCCAGAGCGTCCACGTCCTCGATCGGGTGGAGGGTTTCACCCGGATGCGTACCGGGGTTCCATGTGGATAGACAAAGCCGGAGCTTTAACCGCCTTTCACCCGTTGCCAGCTGATCGCTTCCCTCAAGCAGCTGCACTGCGATGGATGGGATCGGTGCCTTTACGTTTGGCGGTATTCTGTCTTTTGCCGGTACAAAAAGAGGGAAAGCGGCAGGAGCGACCATCTGCACGCGATAGCGGCCGTCGTTCGCACTGTCGTCCGGCAGTTTGAGTTGGATCTTTGTGCAGATGTTTTCAGCCACCCAGGACGTCACGCCCTCGATGATGTCTTTTGTTGTCACTGCTGCCACCTCCTTAAATGGTTCTATTTTGCTTTAATAAAATGCAGCTGACGCCGGTGTTCTCCACCCAGTCAACGACCTGGCACTCACGCCCGTCGAAGTTTATGAGGGATCCCGGTGCTTTTCTGTCCGGAGTGTCCTCGCTTCTTGCATAGATCAAAAGATCCGCCTCACCGAGTCCGATCTCCGTGCCGGTCTTGAGCTTGAGCAGCTCATCGTTGTCGATAACGATGTCGATGCTCTTGCCCTCGACTTCATGCGTCTCACCGAAGTCCGACAGCATGAAAAACAGATCGGCCACATCCCCGGCCATCAGCTCCTTGAGCGTCATCATTCAGGCAAAGCTGCAGTGATGTCGGGAGCGTCGCCGCCGTCCTCACCGTCATCCTCGCCGCTTTCCTCTCCAGCATCCTCAGCATCGTCATCGTCCTCAGACTTTTCGTCCTCGTCAGATGCCCCGGCCTTGGCTGCGTCAAGTGCTTCGATGATCTGCTTCTTTGTTGCTCTTTCTGCGACTTCGACGCCGAGCTTTTCAGCGATTGCCTTGAGCTCTGCGACCGTGTTCTTGTCGCTGTACTCGAGTTCGTCGGCTTTGGATGCAGGAGCCTCGGAGGCGTCGCCGCCGTCCGAGCTCACATCCTCGCCCACGTATTCCGCTACACCTGCTGCAACCAGCTCGTCCTCACGATCTTCCGGGAGAGTAAAAGGCTTTGACTTTACAGTCTTGGCCTCGACCACGCCCGTCTGAGGGTTGCGGTAGCCGTAGGTGCCGTTGATAATTCTGATCATGTGGGTTTCCTCCTTTGCCTTATACAGTGGTCAAAACGTCTGCGCAGATCCAAGGCGCCTTGTTGTTAGGCACGAGTAAAGGCTTAGCGGAGAGCTTGATCTTGCGGACTTCGCTCTCAGCGTCTGCGGTGTACTTAGGTACGCGGCTTGCTGCATAAGTGTGGAAAGATCCGTCAGCCTGCTCGAGCTGAGTGACTGCACCGTAAAGAGTGCGGCCAGCGCCAGGAGCGGTGAGGATTGCCTTGCCGTAACCGATGAACGCTGCATCGTTTCCGCTTTCGTCCTCGTATGTCTCATCGTAGGAGATGAGGTTGATGTTGCGGCCCTCGATGTTAAGGACTGCGATGCGGCTCGCACCGTCAGGAAGCTCGATAGGAGTGATGTCGCCGATGTTGATGCGGCGATTGTCGAGGAGCTTCTGGATGCTTGTGTTGTTGATGATGACCTGAGCAGTTGCAGGATCAACAACGAGGTCAACAGCAGGAAGTCCGCGACTTGTGAGGAGTCTCACCATTGCAGCGATGTCGCTGTAAATGTCGTAAGAGCTTGAGCTGTCCCACTTTGCGCTTGGTGTGTACTTTGCGGGGTTGTTTGCTCCGTCGTAGAACATGAGCTCAAACTCCTCGTACGCTCCGCCGTAGTCGTCCACGTACTGCTTGAGCACGTAGCCGTTGTTTGTCATGGCCTGCGCTGCCATGTATTCCTCACGGCCATCGATCATGATGCCGAGCTCAGAGAGATCCTGGCCGAGTACGGAAGCCTCGCGCTGCTGAGGAGTCACCTGAGTGTAGAGGTTCTCACCGAAGCCCCTCTTGTTGAGGTCGTCGATGGTGAGAGGTCTCTGAGGAGCTACAAGAGGAGGAGCGAAGCGCTTGGTTGTGTAGCCGTCACGCAGAACGGTGATGCCGCCCTTGCGAGGAGCTACAACGGGAGCGATCTTCTTGCTGCCGTCCTTGTAGTCGATCAGCACCTCATCGGTGGGAAAAATGTCTGCCGGAGCAGTAGGGAAGTAACGATCGCGCAGGAAAGTCCTGTGGGTAGGCATTGCCTGGATCGCTGCGATCATTGTCAAAGTCTGATAAATAATGTTAGGCATTTGTTTGTCCTCCTTTTCTTTACTCGACGCCCTCGACAAAGATGCCTTTGCCGCGGAGTGCTTCGATGTTTGCTGCCGACAACGTGATGCCGTTGATCTCGTTGAGAGTCTGCTTTGCAAAGTTGCCGGACTTGTATGCCTCTACGAGGTAAGAGCCAGAAGTCTCAACCACGAGATCATCCGCAAGGATGCAGTCAGGCGTTCCGTCTGAGAAGATGCTCGCAGTTGTTCCAGATACCTGGAGGATAGTGCCGCGAGGGATCGTGTAAGCAGGGAAGTCGTCCGTATCTGTGTAGATAGTGCCACCTGCTGAGATGCCGCCGGCCTGTACCTTGTAAAGCACACCGTTCAAGGTGAAGTAGTCGTTTGCTGAGTAGCCGCTTGCTGCAACGAAGTCAGTCTCTGCCGCAACAGTGAGAGCTGTGACGTTGGTGCCAGCTACGAGAGTTGCATCCTTTGCGATGGCTGCGGATGCTGCGTAGTAATTGTCGCCGACCTGGATGAGGTCGCCGGATGCGTATGCCTTGGAAGCAGTCATGTCCTCCTCGACGCTGACTTCCTGGGCTTTTGCGTTTGCAGCCTGGACGATGCTCACGCCCTTGACGTCAAGATCATGCTTGCCGTCAACGATGAGGTTGTCAGCTGCCAGGGTTCCGATGGTTTTGCCTGTTCTCATTTATTTGCCCTCCTTATCGTTGTTGAAAGTGCCCGCGATCATTTTGACCGCATCTTCTTCGCTGAGCTCTTTGCTGTCTCCGAGATCCGGTTCAGGGTTTCCGCCGTTAGGATCAGCTGCTACGCCTGCCGCGCCGCTCTGCTGGAAGTCCTGCGCCTGGTTCTGGATGTGCTGGGTGCCGAGCTTTGCCTGCTTCTGCATAGCGCGAAGCGCAAGCTCTGAGGCTGTGCAGGCGTTCTCGCCATACATTGCCTCGTTGACCATCTCCTGATCTCCGACTGTCGCCGCGATCTCCTGGATCGCCTGGAGGCGGGCGCGCTCGTCGGTGATGGCCTGGTTCTTTGCCTCAGCTGCTGCATCTGCTATGATCTGTGCAACGAGCTCAGGCTCTGCCTGTTTGAGTTCTTCTAAGGTCATGTGCTTGTCCTCCTTGTTTTTCTTGGTTTTTGTTGTATTTGCAGCCGCGGATGTTTTGGCAGGTTTGTCATCCGTCGGTGTTGCCGTGTTAGGCTGTGCAGCTGCCTGAGCTGCAACCGGTATAGATCCCGGAAGATTGGAAAAGGCCGACGCGCTCATTCTGAGACCGTTGACCGTGATCATTTCCTTGTCTGCAGATAGACTCATTTCAGGATCCTCGCCCTCAAGCACTTCGTCGATCCAGCCCTTTTCAGCTGCTTCGCGTCCGGTGAGCCATGTCTCTTTTGCCATAGCGTTGCGGATCTTATCAATGCCGAGGTGTGTCTTGCTTTCATAAGTCTCAGCTGCTGCGGAGTTCGCTGCTTCGAGTCCTTTGTTGACCTTTGCAAGTGCGTCGTGGTTGTAAACGCCGACCAGTGTCACCGCCGCCTCGTGCACCATGAAAAGGCTGCCAGGGTATGCCTGGATTGTATCGCATCCCATCGCGATGACCGTCGCTGCGGATGCGGCCACGCCGTCGATGATTGCGACAGTGTTGCCGGTGAGTTCTTTGAGTCTGTTGCTGATTCCGATGGCTGTGTAAAGATCACCGCCGACCGAGTTGATGCGGACGGTGACGTTCTTGGCGCCCTTGATCAGGTTCAGATCTTCCAGAAACTCCTTTGGAGTAGTGAAAAGCCCGTCGTCCGGTTCACCTGTCCACCAGTCTTTTGGTCGCTTGGTGACGATCTCGCCGTAGACGGTCAGCTCTGCGTTGTCTCCGTCGCCCTGCACAACATTCCAAAAGCGCGGAGTAGTGGCGGCTGCTGCCGCCGGTCCCATTGTGATGGGCGTTCTATTCTTGTGCATTGTCTTGACCTCCTTGTGGTTCTGCGGCTGCCGTAGCCTCCGCGATCTTTTTGTTCTCCTCGGTGATCTGTCGGATGTTTGCGTTCCAGTTTCCGCCGTTGAGCTTGATCGTGCTCTGCTCGTGGGTTGAGAAGCCGTGCTCCACCGCCATGACCTCCGCTTGGATCTCTTTCGTAGGATCGAGCTGTCCCTGAGACGGACCGATCCACTCACTGCCGAGCCATGCCTCCCGGATGATTGGATCCGAGAAAAAGCCGGGCGCTTGAATACGTCCGCGGGCGACTGCCTCGTGCAGCCAGATCTCATAGATTGGCTTGCAGAAGTCGTCCACAAACCACTCGCGGCGCATCTTAAAGGCTTTCCATGCTTCCATAAGAGCCGCACGGCTTGCCGAGTAGGATGCGTTGAACGATTTCATGAGAAGATCAGCAGGCACCTCCAAAGCGGCGCCGCACTGTTCACAAAGGCATTTCATGAAAGCATCGAAGCCAGCGTTCGGATGCGTAGGGGCTCCAAACTTGACGTCCTCGCCCGGTTTCATGATGTTGACCTGCCCCGGTCCCATCTCATACTCGTCATCGTCGTGAGAGATCTGAGGCTGTCCGGCTTCGTTGTACGGATTCTCTGTCGGATCCGCCTGCGTAAGTACGAAAGCGGTGAAAAAGCTCTGGATGAGAGCCGCCTGCAGCTCGCTTTCGGTGTATCTGCGCATCTGGAGCATCGGTTCAATGACCTGCGCCAGGTATGAGATGCCACGGTATTGCTCAGGACGTTCCGAGTCCATGATCTGGAGCACGTTTGGGAGCCCTGTCATGGATCCATACGCCTCAACGCGGACAAACTCATTCGGCTCGCTTGTCACCTGCCCCGGGTAGTGGTTGCAGATGTGATAGGCTACAATCTGGCCGTCGTGATTAACTTCCACACCGTCAAAGATGCGGTTCCCGTTGTCCGGGTTCTTTCCATCCGTCACGCTTGGGTATGTGCTGCCCTTGCCGATCGGTGTCATGACGCGATCAGCTTCGACGAGGTGGATCCTGAGCGAGTACGGATTGAGAGGTGTCGGGCTCTGCTGTTTCATAACAGCAAAAACGTCGCCGGACAAAAGCCAGGACGTGAGAGCCAGCTGCTGCAATCCGTAAAAATTATTGATGCCGGTGGCGTCGCAGGACCGCTTCTTTCGAGCCCAGAGCTCAAACTCTGCCTCTGTCCGTCGTTCCCACGCCGCCGCTTGCTCCGGCGTCAAACCTAAGAGTTCAGCGTTCGGCTTGCTTTGTAGTTTTAGGCCGCAGCCGATCACGTTTGTGCGGTTCGTTTTGACCGCTGAGGTTGCCAGTGGTGCGGCCATGTATAGCATCCTGGCTCTTTGCCTCATTGTGTAGTTGTTCCAGTCGATGTCCTCCCGGGCGGATATACTCGAAGCAATAAACGACTTGAGTGCTCGCTTTCTCCAGCTGGCACCCGCGTCGCCGTATCCGCTGTTGCTCACTCTTTTAGCTTTTCCGGTTGGCACTTCTGGACTGCGTTTTTCTTCCATCTTTGCCCTCCTTACCAGTCGCGGGGTATAACCCCGAGAGCTTTGCGTCTTGCGCCGCC